TGGTAACGCGATCAAGATTCCAAAGAATCTTAAGACTGCCTTCAACAGCAAGACTTTCAGATTCTTCTCTATCATGTTGATTGCTTTCAGTGCGACTCAAGACATTGAGTATGCGCTCATCTCTACCGTGATCTTCTTGTCAGTCATGTATGCTCTCAAGACACCAGAGGAGCGCAAGGAAACTGGTTTGATTTAAATTTGTAAGTAATAAGTAGAATGAAGATTCATATTATCGGAGCTGGTCCAACTGGTATGTCACTAGCTTGGGAGCTATCAAAATTAGGTAATCACGAAATCACAATATACGATAAAAAGATATCCGCAGGAGGTTCTTGGTGGGAACCAGATGAAAAGGTTCGAGATCTTCATGCACATCGTATCGTATTCGACAGGGCTTTCGTGAATACTAGAAGTTTATTCAATGAAATGGGTATCAAATGGAACGATGTTTTTGAACCGGTTAAAAAAGATATTTATGGGTTTATGTACGAATCCCTCGAGGCAAAAGATTACAAGACTCTTGCATCACTAGCTTCGAAAGTTTTATTTAAACCAAATGAATACAAGTATGTATCACTAAAAGATGCACTTGGAGAACTCAGTAAGTCTGGGCAAAAATTTATTGAACACCTTCCACTCATAATGGATGGTGTAACATGGGATGTAATGTCTGCATACGAATTTGTTAAAAACTTTGATCATGTCGCCCTTTCAAAACAATACACACAACGAGTTTCAGGTAGAGTTATGTGTGATGCTATGCAACACGCACTTGAAAATGAGGGTGTAACTTTTGAATTTGAAAAAGAAATTGAAAAAATAGAATATCTTGATGATGGATTTTCTGCGGAATTTACAGATGAAACAGTAATTGATAGTGGTGTTATGATTTTGTGTATTGATAATAGTCCGGCTTTAAAATTGATCGGTAAAAATTGGGGTCCAGATGCGGATAAAAAAATAAGACAGAGTACTTATGGGTGTATAAATCTAATAATGGATTTTGAAGAACCTCTAATGTTAGAAGATGACCTAAAGATTGCGGCTAACACAAAATGGAAACTTCAACCCGTTGTATTATCGGATGGTAAAACGGTATCTTGTGTAATATGTAATCTCACAGAAGAAATAATGACATCTAACCCAGAAGAGATAAGAAATGGTGTAATGGAACAACTTAATGTACCATTACCCAAAAATATTCGATTTGCTTGGGGTTCAAAATGGAATGAACAAAAAGAACGATGGGAATTTAGTCAATCTTCCGGTGTATTAAGTTTATATGGTCAAGTTCCATTTTTTGGTAAATCACCAAATATTGCTTTATGTGGTATGATGTCTCCTAGAAATACTCCATATTCAAGTATTGAAGCTGCTATAGAAGTGTCAAGATCATTTTGTAATCAAACATTTGGTACTCGTCCACCTACACACCCTTTACTTTTATCACAACTGATTTTGCTTATAGTTACAATACTTATAGTTTTAATTTTACTTTATAAGAATAGGAACCAATGAAGTTCATAGCAAAAGTTTATCAACCCATGTATGACCACAATGACAAAAAATATATTCGTGTGGTCATTCCTGAAAACTGCTGCGAAATCATAAAGCGAATGCACGCAAATAAGTCATATCTAATCAAAAATAATCACGTTGACAATCCCCTTGATGGTCGCGTTTTAACCGTCAAAGTTCCTTTCCGTTATAGGAGAGTGATGTGCAGGGTTGAAGGAAATCCTGTGCAATCTCTTATAAAGGATGATGAAATAGAAATTGATATCAATTTTATGGGTGTTTGGAATGTTGGAGAATATAGTGGTTATTCGTGGAAATTAGAACATTTAAGAACTTGTTGAATATTTCTTATACAATTCATTGAATGGTTCACTCTCGCTTACGGAGTGACTATGAGATTCGTTGTGTCTATGTGGTTCATCCATGCTATGGCAACCGGAGTTATCTCTGTTACAACTTTCACCATTTTTTGAAATGTTTTCAATTCCAGCATCTTTGAATCCACTAAAAACCAAAAGACATCCTTCCAAACGAAGAATTTCATCGGAATTGAACTTCATGTGCTTTTCCATATCTTCATTTTGCCTCTTCAAATCATCAATGTTTTGTCTAAGTCTTTGAATGTTATCACTGACGCAAATTGGATTAGTCATTTTATAGTAAATTAAAGTTTCAATTCTTTAATATATTAAATATGCTCACAAGAACTGGGTATCTCGTGACTGATGGTCCAATTACAGAAATTAAAAAGGAACTCACAGTAAGACCACAGGTCAATAGTGATTATGGATTCCCTCCACCGCCTTTCAAAGTTTTTAGAACAGCTAAAAATGGAGCGTGCGTTCCAAGATTCTACGGAACTACTAAACTTGGAAACCCAAAGCAGGATAGGCGCCCTGAACCGGCGAGATCCAATGCCAAGTTCGTCGGTCAATTACGAGATGCAACCCATCAGAATGAAGCTCTTGCTGCAGCTATTAGTGCGGGTCATGGGGTTCTCTCGCTCCCATGCGGGTATGGAAAGACCACCGTATCCCTGGCAATAGCGTGTAAATTGGGGTACCGTACAATGATTGTCGTTCATAAGCAGTTTTTGGCGGACCAATGGAAAGAACGGATTCAACAATTTTGTCCAGGTGCTACCATTGGTATAGTTCAACAAGACAAAAAAGAGACAGATTGTGATTTTGTGATAGCCATGCTTCAATCATTGTCCCTCAAAGAATATTCCTTCGGTGACTTTGACTCAATTGGGACTCTCATTGTTGATGAAGCCCACCACATTTGTGCAAAAGTGTTTTCACAATCACTCTTCAAAATGTGTCCCAAACATATTTTTGGTCTGTCTGCGACACCCGAAAGAAAAGATGGTCTCACAAAAGTGCTTCATTGGTTTATGGGACCTACATTCTTTGCGGTTGAAAGAAAAAATCAGGAACAGGTTGAAGTTTTTCCTGTAACATATGAATCATTCAACTATAGAAATCCACCACCCTCAACAAGATTTGGTAAAGTGTCGATGCCAAACATGATTACGGAGGTTGTCGAAGATCGGAAGAGAAATCAAATGCTTGTTGAACTCATTAAGAAAGCTTCAGCTGGAACAAGACAACTTCTTGTTTTAAGCGATCGTCGTTGGCATTGTGAGATGCTCCACCAATGCTTTCCAAAAAGTTCTGGTCTCTACATGGGTGGTATGAAAGAAGCCGATCTCCAGGCTTCATCCAAAAAGAAGATCATCTTCGCAACTTTCAGCCAAGCCCATGAAGGTTTAGATATTCCAACATTAGATACAGTCATTTTGGCATCACCAAAGTCTGACATAACTCAAAGTATTGGTCGTATCATGAGAGAGACGAAGGGAAAGAAGAATAATCCTCACATCTACGATATTCATGATCCATGGTCTCTATTCACAGCTATGTACTACAAGCGAATGAAGGTGTATCGCCAAGGAGGTTTCAAAATACATGGGAAGGTGGAAGAAGAAAAGAAGGATGAGTTCCCTCAGGGAAAGTGTCTGTTTTTATAATCTAAATATTAATTAAATGTCCGGTGCATTAATTCAACTCGTGTCTAAAGGAGTTCAAGACGTTTATCTCACAAGTGATGAAGGACAGTCATTTTTTAGATCAAAATTCACTCGTCATACCAATTTTTCACAAGCTCCAAAATTTATAAAAACTATTAGTGACAAAGATTTTAACATCACAATACCTGTATTGGGCGATTTGATAAATGGGTTGTGGCTCGAAGGTAATAATGTATCGTCGAATCTCATGTATGAATCCACAGTGGATCTTTTCATAGGAGGACAAAAAGTTGATTCCCAGCCATACGAATATTTCAGTGAAATATGGCCAAATTATTTGGCAGATACATGGACAAAAGCCGAAGAATTAACAAATAAGACATCAGTATCTAATAAAGATTTTTTACCATTTCACTTCTTTTTTTGTGATCATGGTGGATTTCTACCACTTATAGCACTCGCACATCATCAAGTAGAAATAAGAGTAAATTTCAAAGCATCTAGTCTAGATGAATTTGCCGAAACAAACAGACAAATAAAAGTTTACGGTAATTTTATATATTTGGACAAAGAAGAAAGAGAATCTATTGTAAAAAGACAACTAGATCTTGTAATCACACAATTACAGAGAATTGAACTACCCTTATCGACAGTTGCTGATAAC